GGTGCAATAGCTTGGGGATGGTATCAAATGGAATTAAGAATTACAGCTTTAGAGATGAAAATTGAACACAATGAAAAAATGTCACAATTAAGAGATGAACTAGCAGGATTAAAGAATGGATAGTTTAAAAGTAACAGGAATAAGTACAAGTTTAGGCTTAGTGTATTGGACAGATTTAATCTCAGGTGTATTGATGTGTGTAATGTTTGCAGTACAGATTTATTATTTATATTTAAAAACAAAAAAGATAAAGGAGTCATAAAATGGACTTTAAATCAATGTTAATGGAGATGGCAGAAGCTCAAGCTGAAAAGATGCAACAAGAAGCTATGGATCATCTGGGATCGGATGAGTTCTCTAAAATGTTAGCCACTAAAATTAATGAAAAAGTAAACCTTCCTTGGATCAATGAAGAGAAAGAGCAGGAGCTTTTTGAAAAGCTTGTTGATGTGATGACAGATATGTTAGAAGGTGTATTTAGGGGCAAATAATGCCCAAGCAGTATCATACCATACGTGACTGGTCTGGCGGTTCTAATAACAGGAGAGACCCAAGAGACATAGCTGAGAATGAGAATTGTTTAATTCAAAACATGTCTATTGATGCTCTGGGCAAGATTAAAACTGCTGGTGGTTTATATGCTCACATAGAAGGCTCTGATGGTGATACTAATTTAGCTGAGTATATAGTTGAGAGGACTGCTACACTTGCTGGTGCTGGTGGATATGGATTATTTTATTTTGAGTCTGATATTAGCAGAGACAGTGATTACACCATCACAGATGCAAAGCATCCGGGTACGAGTAACAATTTAACTATTGGTTCTGCTGTTGGTAATATAAAATTTGTAGGTAATCAGGTTGGTGGTGATACTGATACCACGGCTCCTGAATACAATGACGAATAAATAATGCCACAGCCAACAAAACAGCATTTGCAATTAGTTGGAGGTGCAAATTCTACTAATAGCACATTTTATACTTCTAGTCTCATTGCTATTGGAGATGTTTTAAAGATAACTGGGTCTGCAACTAGTAATGGAGTTTTTACAGTTACTGATGTCGTTAGTACATTAAATACCGCAGATGCGGCTGGTACAACATTCACGGATGCTACTTGTGACACTACAAGTGGAGATGCTACTGTGACCCATGATGCAAATGCTCAAATAATAGCCGGTCTATCCGTATCTGGTACTGGTGTACAGTCTGACAGTTATATCGCTTCCATAACAGACTCAACGCATTTTGAATTAAGTAAAACAGCTAGTGGGAATGGCACTAATGTTACTTTTACATTTGGTGATATGGATATATATTATATATTAAAAGGTAGAACCATAGCTGATGAATCTTCTACTGGCTCGACAGACCCTGAAGTACAAGTAAAAACAGTAGATATTACTGGGGATAAGATGCTTGCACTGGGGGATGTTGATAGTAAAGGCGGTGTAGATGTTTGGTCAACTAATGCAACTACTAGTTATGGTACAAAAGATAATGGCTGGACAACATCAGCTATTAGTCCAACTCTTTCTGGGAACGATGCTAAGTATATATATCATATTGCAGATGGGGCTGTGCGTGTTTGTGATATAAATGAAACAAATTCTACAGTAATAAAGTGGTATGGGTATATACAGAGAAACCAGTTTAGTCTGCCTTCTGGTCTTATTTTTGCTGATTGGCAGGAGCATCCAAACTCTTTATCCCCTCCCAAGATAGCCACTTCTTTTACATATGCCTATGGCACGTCTAGCCATGCTGGTGGAACTGCTACTAATTATTATAATTATTTTACAGATTCAACAATGGATACAGCAGATGGTGATGCAACTGTGGAACATGATGGAGCATCTACTATAGCAGTTGGGATGTCAGTTACTGGGACTGGTGTACCGTTTGGAACTACGGTAGCATCAGTAACAGACTCCGACACATTTGAATTATCTGCAAATGCAACAGCGGATGGCACTAATGTTACCTTAACTTTTTTTCATCATAGAGGTGTTGCTGTTATAAAAAAGGCTGGTAATGACCAACTACAAATGGGTATTGATCTTTCTGCATCGGCAACAGGTTTGAAGTTTGAGAATACATCAGCCGCCGATAAAAGCGGTAGAGCTGTTGTTGGAGAAGTTATCTCTATTAAGGAAGCTAGTGGCAGAATTGGAGATTTAGGAGAATATCCAAAAGAATTTTTATTCTGTAAACAGGGTTATAGTTCAGCTACTGGAACTTCTATATATTCAAGAGCATATGGCGGTGCTTTAGGAGGTACTGCTCCATTTGATTTTGCTGATAATGAAACCCCTATCATTGTCAGGGGTACTGGATGGAACATAGGTGTATCAGCAGGAACAGGGAATGGCGAGTGGGAAGATGGTACTTATGAATTTTATGAGACATTTATATACGATAATAATCAAGAGTCCTTACCAGTTCAAATAGGTGATGGTGCTTCAACTATTGCGGCTTTTACTGTAGCCCTTACTGGTTCTCAAACATTTAGGGTGTCTGTGTATGCTGATTTAGCTTACAGCGGGAGAATCACTGGTGGGAGAATATATACCAGATTACAAAATACAGATAATGATTTAATCTTATTAGCGGATATAGATATTGTTAAAGGCGTTAGAACAACCTTAGACGGAGACCATAGGGCTTGGACATATGAAACTGGAAAGGGTTATCATGTTGTTAGTGGCACTTACGGAAATTCCATTAGTCCAAATTTAGATACATATACAACAGTAAATGGCTTCAGTCCTGACTTAAAGTTTTTAGGTATAGGTGGAACTAATGAGATATATAAAGCATCTGTGGTAGCTAATAGAAGGACATTTGTTGCCAATGTTAAATTAAAAGCAAGTTCTGGAGAGCTGGAAAAGTTTGGCGATAGGATTATGTACAGCGAGATAGGAAAGTTTGATACCTTTCTTGAACACAATTTTATAGATGTGTCTAAGGGAGATTATGGTGAATATACTGCCCTAGAATCTTTTGCTGACAGGCTATTGGCCTTTAAGCACAATCTGGTTCATATCATTAACATTGCGAACCCCAGCGTTGCGAGTTGGTACCTTGAGGATACTATTAAATATTTTGGTGTAAACTTCCCATTTAGTGTTACTAAAACAAAGTATGGGATAGCTTGGGTATCGGATGATGGATGTTACTTATATGACGGTAGCAGAGTTAGAAACCTAATTGATAAAAAAATAGCAGTGAGCAAAGCATCTTTTACTGATACTGAAATAAATTGGAATAGTTTTTATAGAGGTTCTTCTATAATTAAGGACGTAATGCTTGGTTATGACCCAATTAGTAATTCTCTTATAATGATGAGGAGTCCTAATGATGCATCTAGTAATTCACATAAGTCATTTGTTTACGACTTTGATAGTAATGGATGGACATATCATACTGGAATATTTACTGATAGTAAGTATTATACAAACTTTATTACAGACTGGAATAATAATTTAAGTCTTGGCGTTTTTGATGGGAGTACTGATGTAGAGTTTAAAAAGTTTTTACCTGTAAGTGTATCTCAAGTATCTCAAGAATTTTTTACAAAAGATATAGATTTTGGACAACCGGGTTTAGTTAAGAAAATATATAAAGTTACTGTTACTTATAAATCGGATGGTGCAGAGACTACTCCATTCAAATATGCAGTTGATGGTAGTCAGTCCTTCTCTTCATCTTTTACTGGTAATTTTGTAAATACATCAGATTTATGGGATGTAGTAACTCTTACTCCTTCCTCTATAATATCATGCCAAAGCATACAGATTAAATTTGATGCTCCATCTACAGGTGTATTTGAAATAAACGATATAACAATAGAATATAGAATCATTCACAATAAAAATGTATCATAATGGCATTAACTGATAGAGACTTTAGAAAATTAATTAATACCAAGCAAAGCTCTGTTGAATTTCAAGGGAAGCCTTCTCTTCACGGTATGGTAGATGGTCAGGTTGCTATTGAAAAGAAATCAAATAGCCAGTTAGCATTATACAGGAAGAAGTATGGTAAGTTGTGGAAGATGTATATGTCTTCAGATGGCAATCAATATGTAGATAAGACATTGAGAACTAATACATTGGAATACACTAACAGGTTTATAGATTATCGTGTTTTTATGCACAATTTTTATGATACTATTAGCACGGCTAAGGTTTATATACCTTGGTGGGGAACGTCTGAATCGTCTAGCATGGCAGACCATAGAGTTGGGTTCATAACTCCATTTAGAATGACATTACATAAAATTATTCTTAGATGTGCAACTATAAATACATCAACTGATATAGCTGTCAGGGTTGAGACAACAGGGAATAACGATACTACAGCAGTTGTAGCCACAGCTACTTATGATGTTTCTGAAGTTGGAGCGATAGCAAGTAATACAAATTTTGAATTAGCAACAGCAGATTTTGATAATGCTCCAGTTGTTGAAGCTGGAATAAAGACAGGAATAAGCATAGATGCTGTTTCAAGCCCTACCAGTGGGAATGAAGATTGGTGGGTAACTTCCGTCTGGAGAGTGGAAGTAGTTATCTAAGATAACGGATTCTTGAATATGGAAAGTTGGAAAAATATTACTAAATTCAAAGGAATTATACCATGATTAATCCTTACTCTCTTTTAGCAATGCAGTATGGTGGTACCGCCGGTGGTGCTACTCTCGCAAGGGCCCTGCAACAAAGGTCTGATGCTGACACCCTTGAAGAATATCAAAAGGCAGAGGCCGAAAGACAAAAACGAGGTCGTTTATTTGGTAGTGTAGGCGGTTTAGGTGCAGGATTACTTGGTGCGGCTTTAGCACCAGCAACAGGAGGGTTAAGTCTTGCTTTAGCATCTGGGGTTGGTACAGCATTCGGTAAAGGTGTTGGTGAGAGGCTAGGTGCTGGTGGTGCTCGGGGTGTTGATAGGTCTGGCACGGTATATGGTCAAAAAGCATTTAGGGATGTAGCAGAGGCCAGTAAGGAATATAACAGGGGTATAGCAGGAAGGGCTGGTATGGCTGGATTAAAAGCCGGATTAACAGCAGGTCTTGCTCCCGGTGGCGGTATGTATGGAAAAGTTGCTGGTAAATTAAGACCTCAAGATGTATTGACAGCTTCTCAAGCGGCACTGCCCAGTGCTTCTCAAGCGGCGTTAGAGGCCGGTCAACAAATGGGTGCTGAACAAGGAGCTGGATTGACTTTTGGGAGAGGCGGAGATGCGATTTCAAGATCCTTTGGTTTAAGTGACCCTGCTCAGGCAACTCAATATTTAGCCCCGCAAGGAAGCGTTCTTGATCTTGCCCAACAAGGTCAAGGTTTTGTATCAGACCCATCTGCAATTATCGGTGATACTGCTCAGGCAGTTAGTGGTGGTGCGGCTCCTTTATTTGGCAGTCTTTCAGAGGCGGTTGCCGCTAGAGGTGCAGGAGACCCAAGAGCACAGGCCATCATTAATCAAGCCTACGAAGGAACTGGTGGGGACTGGGCACAAGCCAAACAGCAATTTGGTTCTATTTTTGGTGTAGAAGATGGTGGTTTGATTGGTATGCAGTATGGTGGTACTGCTGGCACTGTGGAAGACATTTTAGAAAAGGCAGGGTTAACCCCAACCCCTGAACAGTTAGCTTTATTTGAGCAGTTTGATCCCACTCAACTACAACAGGTGACACAG